GATTTTGATTTTTCTGTAATACCAGAATTGCAAGAGGACATGGACAAAGTTGTTGCTCAAATGACACAGGCATGGTGGTTAACACCAAATGAAAAAAGAGCAGCAATGAGTTATGCTGAAGAAGATAATGATGCATTAAATGATTTTTATGTACCAGCTAATTTATTGCCAGTAAGTGGTGAAGATGTTGATTTACCAGAGCCACAATTACCAGCCAAGGATGATGAAGATGATATGGAAAAAATGCATGTTAATTATGAGGTTGTAAATAAAGATAGTATTAGAGGTTTTGAAGATGCTTACACAACACAACAAGAAGCTGAATCTAGAGCTAGAGAATTAGGTGGTTCAGGTTATCACACACACCAATATGATGGTGAAACAATATACATGCCATTTGAAACTCATGAGGAATATGAGGAAGCGGTAAAAAGATACCATGATGATGAAGATGAACAAAAACAAGTAAGTGCTAGAGTTGAAAAGGCACTAAAAAAAAAAGTAGCAGACCACAATGCGAGTGTTAGTGCTGCAAGTAAAAAGACATCATTAGGTACTTTAAAAAAAGTATTTAAAAGAGGTGTTGGTGCATACAACACAAATCCACAAAGTGTTAGACCAAATGTTTCTAGTCCTGACCAATGGGCAATGGCTAGAGTTAATTCATTCCTTTATGCTTTAAAGAATGGCAAATTTAGGTCTGGCAAACACGATACAGATTTATTACCAGAAGGTCATCCAATGAGTTCTAAAAAAGAACAAAAGCAAGAAGGTTATTCTGACTATCCACAATCTGCAACTAACAATGCTAGAAGGGTAAAAAACTGGATTGAAAAACATGGCAGAAACGAGGTTGATGGTATGACCGAAGTTGGATTAGCTAGAATGAATCAATTGATAGCTAGAGAAACATTATCATTATCAACACTAAAAAGAACTTTTAGTTTTTTATCTAGAACAAAGGGTGGTGGTTATAATAAAATAAATCCTGATTATGCTGACACACCATGGAAGGACAAAGGTTATGTTGCCTTTTTAGGATGGGGTGGTCAAAGCATGTTGTCTTATGCTGAAAGAAAATTAAATCAATTAGATGAGTAAACAATGGAAACAAGATTACGAAAAGCAATTATCATTAGCTGAGAAATCTATATTACCAATGGTTAGAAAATTTTATGAATCTAACTACAATAAAGGGGTTGACAATTTCATAACATTTGGTGACACTAATTATGCATCATTATTTAAATATGGTGATTTAGAAAAATTATACATTGATATGTATGAAACTGTTGCAATGAGATTTGCAAAATGGTATGCCAGGTATTTTGATAAGTATGAGCAAAAAGGTACTGACCCAAATAAATTTATTACAATATGGCTTATAGCATTTAACAATTATGCTAAACAAAATGCTGCAACTAATGTTGTATTAGTTAGTGGTACTGCAAAAAAAAGTTTAGTTAAGATTACACAAAGATTAATGAGTGACCCAAATTTTGCAACTACTGGTGCTGATGAAAAAGCTAGAATATTAAGAAAACAATTTAAAAGATATTCAAGATACCAAGCATTAAGATTAGTTAGAACAGAATCAGCTAGAGCTGGTAATTATGGTATTGAACAAAGTGCAATGAAAGTATATGCTGGAAGGCAAATGAAAAAAAGATGGATGACATCAATGGATGGAAGAGAGAGAGCTTGGCATGGTGCTGCAAATGGTCAGGAAGTTGATTTTGACAAACCATTTTTGGTAGGTGGTGAATATATTAAAAGACCTGGTGAAGGTAGTGCAAGGAATGTTGTCAATTGTAGATGCTCAATGTTTCCTTTTCCAGTACCAGAACCAGCTAATCCTTTTGCTAATTTAGGTGCATTGTCTGCTGCATTGATTGCTGGTGATTCTCTGACAACTGACTAATTAAAAAATTAGTAATTTTACAGAAAATTATAATTATGAATTTTATTTACAAAGCAGCACCACTTGGTGAATTATCTGACTATGATGAAAAGAACTCAATCGTAAAAGGTTATGGTTCTTATTTCGATAATAAAGATGCAGATGATGATGTAATTATGAGAGGTGCATATCAGAAAACAATTAAAGAGAATGGCGAAAGGGTCAAATACTTATACCAGCATAATATGATGCAACCTATTGGGAAAATGAATGAGTTGTATGAAGATGAAAAGGGGTTGGTATTTGTAGCCGAAGTGCCTAAAACACAACTAGGTAAAGATGTAATCGAGCTAATGAAAGCTGGTGTGATTACAGAAAACTCTGTCGGAATATTACCTATCCAAAAAGAGGACAAAGGTGATTACAGAGAATTAAAGGAAGTAAAATTGTTTGAGATTTCAGCTGTAACATTAGCTGCAAATGACCAAGCAAAAATAATGGATGTCAAAGGTTCTATAATAATTGATGACATTTATAAAAGATACGATACACTTTGTAAGTTAATTCGTAAAGGAAACATCTCGGATGAGATGGGATATGCCATAGAGGCAGAAATATACAAACTTAAATCTTTATTCATTGATGCTACTCAGCCAGTTATTGAAACTACTGAGCCAGTCGAACAAAAATCTGAGTTTGATGTTTATAAATATTTGTTGAATAATTTAAAATAATTTCTATAAAATGGAAGAAAATGTAAAAAATCAGCTTGACCAATTAGGAAACATCATTGATGAAAAGATTGAGAAAGCTACTGGACAAGCACTAGAAAGTGCTTCTGGTAAGGCAGATTCAGCTCTTAAAGGAGAGATTGATAACCTTACTAAAAAATTTAACGAAAGATTTGATTCGTTTGAAGTTGAAAACAAAAAAATGTTTGAAAAAAAGAATGAATCTAAAAATTTCAAAACTAATTTGACTAAAGCACTTAACGAAGGTGCTATTGACAATCTAGTAAAGGGCAATACAAATGCTGCTGCATTTGAGATTAATGCATATCTGCAAAAAAATGATATGACCATGAATGCCGATTTCAGCGGTGAAGTCGTACCAGCTGATAGAGTACCAGGATTTAAATTCGACCCTAACAGACCACAGAACATGAGACAAATCATTCCTAATGGTTCGACTGGTTCTGATGTTGTTAGATTCGTAAAAGAATCAGGATATTCTAATGGTGCTGCTGCTAAAGCTGAGGGTGCAACTCTTGGTCAAACAGATTTTGATATGACAGCTAGTTCTGTAAATGTTGAGAAGATTGGAACATACCTTAGAATTTCTGAGGAAATGTTGGCTGATACTGCTCAACTTACAAGCTACATCTCAAACAGAGTACCAGCTAAACTTTTAGAAGTTGAAGATGACCAAATCTTAGGTGGTAATGGCTCTTCACCAAATCTAAATGGTTTATACAATTCAGGTACTAACTTTGACACATCATCTAATGGTGCATTTTATCAATCAGTTGATAATGCAAATGAGTTTGATGTACTTGTTGCTGCAATCAATCAGTTAGCATTGTCTAACTACAAGCCAAACTATATTCTTTTAAATCCAACTGACTTTCATAAAATCCTATTATTAAAGGATAGCCAGTCAAGATATTTAAAAGACCAAGTTTATGCTGGATTACAACCATCATTTATGGGTGTGCCTGTAATAATTAACAATGAAGTTAATTCAGGTTCATTTTTATGTGGTGACTTTAATTCTTGTCAATTATGGATTAGAGAAAACTTATCTGTATCATTCCATAGAGAAGATGGAACGAACATCAGAGATGGTTTCGTAACTGTAAGATGTCAAGAGAGAGTAGCACTTGCTACTTACTTACCATTAGGTATAATTGATGGTACATTTAGCACAGCTAAAACAGCACTAGAGACACCGTAGTAATACGATTTTTATTGCTTATTAATAATAAAGGGGAATTAATTTTCCCCTTTTTTTATATCTGTAAACTAAAAAAATATTGAGCATTACAAAAAATATTTTTTATTTTAAAAATAATTTTCATACATTAGCCAAACTAAATAACATTATTATGAAAAAAATACTAGAGAGAATTATTTTGAGTGATGCATTTGTAAGGATATTTGTCTATGCCTGT